TCCGCGCCCATCGATCCGTCGAAGTACGGGCGGACGGCGTCACCTTCCTCGACGAGGACGCCGTCGATCCAGTAGATGCTGGGCTGGTTGGGCGTCATCTTGTCGTAGGGGACGCTGAAGCCCATCCACACCGTGTCGATGTTGGCGGTGAAGGTGACCCACAGGCGCCGCCAGCGCTTGTTGCGCGGGTCCGGCGTGGCGGTGTCGAAGGTGTTGCGGTCCACCAGCGTGGAACTGGACCCGGACGTCCACGCGTAGGTACGGCCGCAGTACTGCGCCTGGTAGGCGTACGCGCTCATGGTGTAGCGGCGGCCGGGGATCAGGCCGGTGACCTTGAAGTTGAACCCCCCGTTGACGCCGTTCAGGTTTGCCGGGACGGTCACCTTGCAGGACTGTGTGCCGCCCCAGTGGACAGAGTCGGCCGCCACGGTCGCGGTGTTGAGGACGCTCATCCCCGAGACGCCGCTCTCGAAGTTCGGGTTGGGTGCGTAGTTGAGCCGGGTCGGCTTGATGACGACCTGGACCGTGCGGGCGTTCTGGTAGGCGCTCGGGCCGGTCGCGCCCACAGGCAGCGGCTCGAACTGCACCGCGTCGAGGATCTGGTGCTTGTTCGACGACATGTTGTTGAACTTGAACCCGACAGCCGCGTAGGCGGCCCTCTTCCAGGCGTAGCCGCTCCCGGAGACGGGGTAGCTCATCGGGCCGGTGAACGCGGCGTACGGGCGCGTGTAGGCACCCGCAGCACCCGAGGTCATGGCGCCGCTGGTGATGCCAATGCGCGCCATGGCGGGGTCGACGCCGAGGTAGGGGTAGTGCGAGAAGTCCTTGAACGCTGCGGCCGGTGACTTGACGCCCGCCTTGAGGTGACCCTGCACCACCATCTGCCCGGCCTGCGGCTGGAGCGGCTTGGGGCGCGGGATCTTGATGACGAGGCTGCCATCGATCTTGACGTCGCCGTCCAGCGTCGGCGCATACGTCCTGAACTGCTTGATGACGATGCTGCCGGATACTCCGAAGACCGGCGCGAAGTCGTCATCGTTCACGAAGGTGATGTTCGACATCAGGTGACCACCAATCCGACCTTGGTGGCCGTGCTGAACGTTGAGTTAGTAAGGGTGAGCACCTGGGTTCCGTTCCTCTGCACGGTGATGTTGCTCCCGGAGAAGGCAACCGTGATCCGGTCCCCGTCCAGGAAGGTCTGCGAGTAGGCGTAGGTGGCGACCCACGCTCCCGCCTCGATGCGGTGAAGCCCTGTGCGCCCCGCTCGCCAGTAGTTGGAGGCGTCCTGGACCCGGAACGCCACCCCTTGCCGCAGGGCGTTCGACGGGCTGGTGAGGAACGTCGCCGACACCGTGCCGTCTGCGTGGCCGGGAACCGTGGCGATCGAGGCCGTGGCGCCGACCGGGTAGGCGGAGCCGCCCCCGTACCCTCCAGAGGTCCACTGGCCCAGCGTCTCGGTCCAGGAGGCCGCCCCGAAGTCCGTGGTGCGGGTGGTCCAGTCGGCCCAGCCCTGGGTGAAGGAGTCGAAGACGTTGTAGGCCGGGAGCGCGTCCGAGTACAGCGCAGTGATCAGCGAGCCGTGGTCGTCGTAGTACTCGACGAATGGATACACCGCGACCTGCTCGCCGGAGTAGGCCTGGGCGTAGCCGGACAGGCACATCTGGACACGCTCGTCGTATCCGAGCGGCTGCCACTGTGCGTTCGCGGTCGTCGTGTCCGGCGGGGTGACGTTGATGCTCGCTGTGAGGGCCTGGTAGACACGGCCGTGGAACAGCACCAGGTCGCCGGGCTGGTAGTAGGCGTCGTTGTCCCAGTCCTGGTAGGCGTACGGCAACGGGATGCCCCACAGCACAGGCTGCTGCGGGTCCATCGAGGACTGGCCGGAGACGCGGCCGACCGAGCGCACGGCCATCGTGGCGACCGAGCCGCCGGAGTTGGTGTTGCGCACCCACAGCGCGTTCCCGGCCTTGTCGTCGGGGTTGGTCGGGTTCTGCACGCCGATGCCTACCAGGACGCCGTTGGATCCCGGGGTGACGCCCGTGGTGAAGGAGATCTCCTCCCACCCCGCCACGTGCCCGTTGCTGTCCACGAGAGTGGTGTCGGTGCCGTAGGTGACCACGTTCCAGTAGGTGTTGTTCGTGGCCGTTCCGGACGGCTTCTGCGCCGAGCCGTAGGCGCCGCTGCTGTTGGCCTTGTAGAGGTAGGTGCCGAACGCGACGGTCTCCCCCGAGGCGTAGTTCACGCCGGAGTCCCACTGCGGGAAGGTGGGGTGGTCGAAGTCGGCCTGGTCGTCGGAGAGCATGAGGTTGCTGCCCAGACGCAGGTCGGCGTCGTAGCCGGTGGTCTCGGAGATGATCGAGCGGATCTGCTCCAGGGTGCCCTTCTGGCGCCCGAGGGTGGCCGCGTCCCGCACGCGCTGGCGGAAGAGGTAGGCGGGCGTGGACGCCTCGTACTGGATACCGAACTGCTCGGCGATCTGCGCCACGTTCTCGTAGCGCGTACGCATGGCGTCGTTGGTGTACCGGTTGGAGTCGTAGTAGCTCTTCACCATGTCGAAGCCGAAGCCGAAGATGGCGAGGAACGGTGCGAGGAACGGGTTGAGGGTGTTGGAGTCGTCGGTGACGTTGTTGCCGGGGGCGACGTCGACCTTGTAGTAGTCCGGGACCAGCGAGTAGAGCAGGTCGGCGTACCCGTTGTCCTTCGGCATGAGAGTGGACACAGTGCCCGCACGGCTCCACAGGCCGGAGGCCTTGATGAAGACGGTGTAGTACAGCCAGTGCCCACCGACAACTCCCTTGTCAATGAAGGAAGTTGCGGTGTGCGACTGGTCGAGGAGGATCTCGCCGTCGTTCTCGTTGACCGCCCATCCGTACCTGTTGCGGATCAGCCGCAGGGTGTCCCAGGTTCCGGCCGGAGCCTTCCAGTCCAGGAGCACGGTGGAGTAGTCCACAGGCGTGGCTGTGAACGGGCTGACGTCGAACTCGGGATGGACGTCAGTCCCGTACTTCGACAGCCCGTAGAAGGAAATTCCGTAGGTTCCCACCGCTTACGCCTCCCGCAGCATCGCGGCGCTCAGTTGCAGGTTCTGGAGCGACAGCGTCTTGCCCTTGAGCGGGTGGTAGAGGGACAGGTCGATGGTCTTGCCTGCGGTGACCCAGCCCTGCCAGCCGATGTGCATGTGGCTGTTGCCATCGGAGATCGGCGGGAGGTCCTGGGACATGATCGTCGAGCCGCCGACAGCGATGTTGATCTGACGGTCGGAGCCGGTCGCGAGCGAGCCCTTGGCGTTGTACCAGAGCACGCGGCCGAAGACGATCCACCAACCGGAACGGTTGGCGGTGATCGAGTGCCCGTTGAACAGCCCCTCGGGATCCGCCGCAGCGGAAGGCCTGGAGAAGGTGATGTACTTCGTCGCGTCGCCCTTGACCGTGTCGGCGGACTTGGAGAGGTAGCAGGCGGGCATGCCCTTGCCTCGCTGCACCGAGTCGAGCCGGGAGGCGACAGAAGACCAGGTGTTGGTCTTCATCTTCAGCGCAGTGTCCTGGTGCGGGTTGATACCCAGGGTCTGCTGAATAGCCACGACCTCGTCCTGGAGGTTGTTCACGTGGCTGGCGTCGATGTCCTCGACGAGGTTCTTGTGGACGGTGAACGACTTGTACTGGTGTGGGTAGACGGCGGCCATCAGCCGATCCCTCCGGTCATGGTGATGTTGGAGATGTTCCCGACCTTGGGGATCTCCCAGGCGCGGAAAACAACGTCGGCGGTGCCGGTCTGTGCGGCGTCGGCTCGGGCGATCATCGGGATGCTGGCGTAGCGCACACCGTCGACCGCGAGCAGGGCCTTGTAGAAGTCGGAGAGGGTCAGGCGCATACCGAAGTCGACGTTGGCGAACGACAGCATGTTCTTGAGCGCCTGCTGCACGTCGTAGAGGACTGAGGCCCGGGAGTAGCGAGGCCAGCACTCGACGACGATGGGCGTGGAGGAGGTGCCGATGTTCACGCCGACCACGGTCGGGCCTGCGACGGTGACGTTGGCTCCGGCCAGCGCCTTGGACTGGAGGGTGCTCTGGACGTTCTGGAGGTTGGTCGTGCTGGGCTGGCCGCCGTCGGAACCGATGACGTACACCGAGACGCTGGTGTACGTCGAGGCGACCGCGTTGGCACGCACGATGCCCGGGATGGTCAGCGCCAGGTCGGAGAAGTCCTGGAGGGTGACACATCGGTCCTGGGTGCGGAAGATACGCGGGGCGTTGGCGCGGATCTGGTCGTTGGTCTCGGGGTCGGCCCCGCCGGTCATGGCCGAGGAGATCGCACCGCCGTCCGTGTCCTGGGCGATGGTGACGCCCGGCAGGTTGGAGGCGGACAGTGCGTTGACCACGCCCGCGTTGACGTTGCCGATCGCTCCCCCGCCCACGCGGTAGGTCGCGTAGACGGTCAACTGGTTCGTCGGGATGGCGCCGTTGAGGTTGTCACCGAAGCGGACCCACGTGGCGCCGGAGTCGTCGAGGAACGTCGTGAAGACGCGGTCGGAGGGGTCGGCGTCGACCAGGTACGTGATGTACGTCCACTCGGTCAGGGTGTCGACGTCGTCCACGAAGACCTGCACGGTGCCGTTGATGACGGGCACGTCCGGCAGCCGGAACTCCTGCACGGGCAGACCCGAGCTGGTGCCGACATTGACCTGGGTGCGGGTGACGCCCTGGGTGACCGGGACCGTGGCCTTGCCGCCGTTGACAGGCACGAGGATGTCCGAGTCGGTCTCGTACGTGATCGGGGCGTCGATGGACTCGATGTAGTCGGTGACGACCTGGGTGCCCGCAGGCACGAGGACGGCCGGGCCCGGGTTGGACGTCTGGAAGGTGACCGTGCCGGTGGCCGGTACGCCGTTGCTCGGGGTGTAGCCGAGCAGGTCGGCGATCTGGAGCAGCGACAGACGCTGCGTCGCGGTCGGCAGGAACGCCTCCTGCTGGAGCCGGTCGCCGTAGTAGGACAGGCTGTCTCCGAGGTAGGAGAACAGCTCGATGAGGAGCACGCCGAAGTCGCCCTCGGAGCCGGGCACCCACTGCGGGAACTTGCGGGCGGCGTAGTCCAGCAGGGAGGCCTTGAAGCCCTCGTAGTCCCTGCTGGTGTAGTCGATCGCCGGTACGTCAGCCACTGATGACCTCGCTTACGGTGCCGCCCACACGGACCACAGCGGTGTTGGTCTGGAGCGACAGGCTGGATGGGGACGACCCGGCCTCGCGGCGCATGTAGTCGACCTCGATACGAGCGAGGGACAACTGGGAGGCGTCCGGAATCGGGGTTGCCTTCTGGAGCACCACGCCGGGCTCATACGAATTGAACGCAGCCGTCACGGCGCGGCTGATTTCCTGAGCGACAAAGGACGCATCAGGGTCGAAAAGCAGATCAGCCACGGGAACCCCGTAATCAGGGAGCATGACCCGCTCCCCCGGCTGAGTGCCGACGAGCGCGTGTACATGCTGGGCGATCTGCCTGTCCGGACTCGTCTCGACGGCGATAGTCCCGTCGGACGCTAGGCGAAATGGAACTGCAATCTCGGTAGGCATGCTTGCATTCTCCCAGGAATGCCTACCGAGATTGCAGTTCCGGTTTCAGATCAGAAACCGGGGAACGCTACAGCGGCGTCCGCGAACACCTGGTCGTTCTCCGCCGCGATATCGGCGTCGACCTGCTGGCGGGCTGCGTTGTACGCCTGCGCGGCATCGTTGTAGCGGGGAGCGCCCGCATTCTGGTTGACGTTCTGCTCCCAGGAGACCCAGTTGTCCTTGACGTACGCAGTGAACGCGTACTCCAGGAGTTCCGCGTCACCCAACTGGCTGTCCGCGTAGATTCCGTGGAAGGATGCGGCCACGCGGGGCCAGTACTCGTCTGGAATGGAGATCGTGATGTCTGCCATGAAGGAAGGTCCTCACTTGGTGTACGTAATTCTTAGTTGTGGCGGGTGGCTGTCTCCGACTCCATCGAAGATGCCGTAATAGGTCTTGCTGGTACTGGACCCAAGATCGCCACCCAGTGTGACTCCACGATACGGCCCGGCGCCGTTCCAACCTGAATTCCAGGACGAAGGCAACGTGACCCACTTACCCGCGCCGACAGGCCACGAGGAAACCGTCAGATTGTTGGACGACACGTTCGACGTCGGGGCGCTGGTCTGCGTGTGCACACCGATATGCGCGGTGCCACCGCCGTTGTAGTACCAGTGGTTGGCGTAAAGGTATATCTCGACCTTGGAAACCTTCGCCGTCGATCCCATGTCCGTGTAGGGCTGGGTACCGAATCCCACCATCGACTTCTGAGTGCCCCAGGTGCTGGAGTAGTAGCCCTGGTACATCGCGCCGTCGGTGTATCCCGCGTTGCCGAACCTCCGCGACCACGTCGCCTTGTACGTCTTGGTGTACGTCTTGACCGCCGTGACGGCCGCGCCGCCCGTGTTGTACACGCCCCCCTCGGGGATGGCCGGGCCGATGTCCTCGACGTAGAAGTCCGAGGACTGCGTGGGGCCGTAGTTCCGCATGCCCCAGCCGGTGGCGTTGCCCGAGTGCTGCGTGGCGACCCACAGGATCCGGTGGTCGCCCGGTGCCAGGGCCGTGGTGCTGCTGTACTGGCCGCCCGCGTCGGCGGAGCAGACGATGATGCCTTCCGTGGTGGTCGTACCGTCGGTGCCACCACCGTCGTAGTACACGCCGAAGTGGCGGCAGAAGGCCGGATCCGTCGTCTTCGGGCTGGCTCCGGTAGGGCTCCAGATCGTGCACCCGTTGAGCGTCGTAGCCGTGGCGGCCACCGTGACGCGGTTCTCCAGCACCTGGTTGCCCGTGCCGCCGTTGAAGTCGAACTGGGACCGGGCAACGACGCGGTACATACGCCCCTCGACGGCCGTGAAGGCCAGCTCGATGAGGCCGGTGTCGGTGGTGTAGTAGTTCTGGGTCGTCCCCGTGTTGGCGGGCCGCAGGGTCCAGCCGCGCTCGTAGGAGACCATGCCCCACGGCATGTTCCACAGCAGGTCGGAAAGTTCCTTGCCCTGGTACCAGATCTGCCCAGTGGGGTCGTCGGACGCTGCGGTGTCAGGGCGCTGCGGGGTCCATACGGAGTTGAAGGTGCCGACGCCGTTGGGGTCAATGCTGGCCTTGCCGCCCGCGAAGGTGGCATAGGCGTTGGAGGTGGTCAGTTCGGTGGAGAGGGTGCCGTCCGGGCCGTACAGGCGCACGCCCGCAGCGGAGATGTCCGTGGCGCCGTAGCCTTCGCGCATGACGAGGACGTCGTCGATGCACAGCCACCAGGTGGTCGTCGTGTCGAGCCCGTTGGTGGCGGGAGAGTTGTTTGTGAACGAGATACGCCCCCACAGCGCTCCGGTCGGCGCCGTCATCTCGTACAGGTCCTCGGTGTAGCCGGAGGTGTTGTTGACGGCGACGTTGTTGGCTCCGGCCATCTGGTCGGTCCAGGTGACCTTGTCCGGACTGGTTTCGAAGGTGACCTGGAGTCCGCCTGAACCGAAGTACCAGTAGCGGAACATGTACGTGGACGCGGCCACCACGGGGAAGGGGTCGCTGGTGATCTTCGCCCAGCCGGTGTTGACGGCGCCGAGGGCTGCCTTGCCCTGTCCGGAGCGTGCCGGTGAGACGCCTGCGCCGACCTCGATCTTGGAGAAGTTGCTGGCGTTGCTGGTCGTGCTGGTCCATCCGGCCTTGGCGACGTCCTCGAAGCCTGGGTTGGTGACGAGGTTGCCGGAGACGGTGCCCAGGGACAGGTGTGAGGCGTTGACGTTGCCGAGGTTGATGTTGGCGGAGTTGACCTGGCCGGTCTCGACGACCTCGATGGTGAACATGTCCATCTCGGCCGTGCCTGTTCCGGCGGTGTAGTTCAGGTACAGGCAGGGACTGATGTACTTCACGTTCTGGTGCAGCGTCGCCGGAGCCGTCGGGTTGAGGGCTGGTCGGTTGCCGGTCGGGGTGGACGAGGTGCCCTTGATGTAGCCGGTGTACGTCACCCACCCGGCGCCCGTAGTGAGGGGGCTGGCCTGCGCGGCGACGTAGAACTGGCTGGAGACCGTGTTCGAGCCGGAGAAGTTGACCAGGGTCACACCATCGGCAGCGATACCGGTGACGCCCGCGTACAGGGACTGGTTGGTGCCGGGGGTGGAGTTATCGACGGTCTGCCGCACACGGCAGGTGACGCGGTAGGTGACGTTCGGGTCGAAGGGCACGAGCAGGTCAGGACGGTAGGCGCCCTGGATGTAGCCGGTGGCGCGCATGACGGTGCCACCGGAGGCCGCGTCGGTGACGCTGACCGAGGTCATGGTGCCCGTGCTGTTGCCGTTCTTCCACTTCGGAGCGTTGGTGCCGAAGTCGTAGAACTTCTGACCGACCATGCCCTGGAGTCCGGCCGACATCTTGTCGACGGTCAGCGTCCCCGCCTTGATGCTGCTCGCGTCCAGGTTGGTGATGCTGGCCAGGCTCGCGTCGATGGTGCCCGTCTTGATCGAGCCGCCGTTGATGGTGGTCGTGGTCGGGATGGTGCCGTTGCTCAACTGTCCGGCCGGTACGGTGACGCCTGCGCCGATGGAGCCGGTCACTGTGGTGGCGCTGCTTGCGGAGGTAGCCGAGGTGGCCGTATTCGCCGTGGTCGCGCTGGCGACCGGCCCGCTCACATTGCCGCCACTGATGACAAGGCCGGTCGCGTCGATCTGGCTGGCGGTCAACCTTCCGACGGTCATCTTCGAGGCGTCCAGGGAGGCGATGATGCCGGACTCAGCGGTGAGCGTCCCGACTGCCATCTGGTTGGCGGTGACCGAGTTCGCGGCGATGTCGGCCGTGCCCGCCTGCTTGGCTGTGCCGGAGTTCGCGCCGGACGGGGCGGAGGCGATGGCGACCTTGGAGTAGGCGACCAGCCGGTAGTTGTAGGCGGAGGCGTAGTTCTGGACGGAGTCGTAGAGGAAGTCCGGGCCGGGCAGGGTGCCGACGACGACCGGGTTGGAGAACGCCGGGTCGGTGTCCCGCTGCACCTGTACGTGGGAGAAGATCGCGGGCATCGCGAACCCGGAGGCGTCCTTGCCATCCCAGGTGACTCGCAGACCGCCGAGCACGCCGGTAACCCCCGGCGCGGAGGGCACCGGAGGCGGGGTCGAGGAGGAGGCGCTGGTGATGTGCGCCGAGGCCCACAGGGATGCGTTGCTGGAGTTGTCGACTGCCTGCACGCGGACCGTGACGTCCACGCCGGTATGAAGCCCGTCGAGGACGACGAGAGTGTCCTGGGTGACTTGTCCCCCGGACCAGTTCGTACCGTCGTAGGAGAACTGGAGGACGTAGTGGGAGAGGTCGGTGAGGTTGGTGCCATCCTGGTTCTCCGTCGGCGCCGTCCAGCTCGCCTGTATGCGCGCGAGGGTCGAGCCCTCAGTGGTGACGTACTGCACCGAGGTGAGGGTCAGTGCGGTCGGTTCCTTGGGCGGCAGACCGTCCAGGCTGTCACCGGTCGGCAGGCTGTCGACTGCGTCCTGAACGTCCTTGATGCCCAGCGGGGAGTAGACCGGCTTGGTGAGGTCCCCGCCGGAGAACTGCACCCACAGGGTCTGCCCGACCGGGGGCACGGTGTTCGTCGGGGATGCCGGAACGGCCCAGGCGCTTTCCGCGCTTCCCAGGACCTGCGGAATCAGCAGGGTTACCCTCGCCTCGTTCAGCGGGTCCTGGTTATTGGAGACGCTTCCCCGGTACATGCCCAGTATCGGCTCAGCCGACATTGATATCCTCCAGAAGGCTCGACTCCCAGAACTGCCTGTTTCTCAGAACAGCCGGGACGCTGTCGAACTTGAAACGCTTGTTCGCATCGCTTCGGAATGTTACCGCGTAGGGTTGGTCCCTTTCCGCATCCACCGTCGTGGTGAACAGCAGTCCGGAGTTGTCCCTACTACGGTTGATAACGTGCTTTGTCGCGGTGACCATCCACCGGCCCTGACGGTCGGCGGAAATCGACGAACCGGAAACACCGATGAGCGTCCCCGGGGAAACCCTCGACGTGCCGTATATCGTCGCCTGAATGGTTATCCATCCCTGCGAGGCCAGCGTGCGCGCTTCCATAAGGGCCTGCGCTTCCGCGTAGTTGTCGACCGCCCGGGTCGTGGTGATCGTATTCAGGAACGAGGACGCCCCGGTCTTCGCCGAGGACGACGCCTGAATGACCCGACCGGTCTTCGCGTCCAGGCCGGAAATGGCGGTCGTGCCGGTCGTCCCATTGGCCCGGGGAATCATCGTGCCCGACAGGATCGTCATGTCCTGGAGGGTGTCGTACTGGCCGGGCCGCTGGCTCTTCGTGAACACCGGAATGTCCTGGGCCTTCTGCCCGAGGAGAAGAATGCGCGGATCCAGGAAGTACAGCGTCGTGCCCTCCACCCAGAAACGGAAACCCGTCTCGGCCGCAAGGTCGGACACCAACTTGAAATCGGACTGGCCGGACTGCGCCCAGTAGGTGAGGCGCCGCGCGGACGGGGAGATGACTGTACGGAGCCCGTTCTCCCGGCCCACCTGCCGCACGATCGACGTGGGGCTGACGTTCTTCCATGACCGTGTGCGCTGTGTGTTCATCGGCAGCGACGTCCCGATGCAGATGTACCGGGTGGTGACCGTCTGGTTGGCGGAGGTCGCCATCACGCTGGAGTGGTGCACGTAGCCGTACCAGCGCGTCATGTCGTTCGGTGACCGGCCGTAGTCCAGGACCACAGGGGTCAGCTCGGCGTAGGCGGTCCGGCCCACGGGCATGGACACGTCGATGATGGCCATGGCGTGGACGCCAT